ATTTAACATTTCAATATTCTTAAGTTCTGTGAAGTGATTGTCATATAAGTAATCGTACTGTATATGCTCCTTCATATCTTCCCAGTCTTCAGGTGTGATGACACCTTTCAGGATGAGTTGAGTCTTAAGAATGTCCTGGAACATCTCACTAAACTTCTTACGGAGCTTACCAACAAACTTGGTAAACTTAAGTTCATCACGCATGATCTCTGAAGATCTGCCTATGTTGAAACTCGTATTAGAATCTAACCTACCACTAGGTACGTTAAGTGCCTTGTATAGTTTAGTCTGGAAGTATGAGATATCACTTAGTTCACCTAAGTTCTGTCCACCAGGTAGAGTAGTGATCTCAGTTCCACGTCCACCTTCCCTTCTTGGGAGCCAGAAATCTTCCAGCATGGACATGTACTTACGGTCATCTCTTATCTCACCAGTGTTAGCATCATATACTAACTTGTTCCTATAGCGTCCCATTACCTCACGGAGGTATTGTTCTGCTTTAATCTTAGGTAAGTTACCTACATCAATATAAAATATCCTACGCTCAGGAGCACGGGATATACGATAGATGACAAGAGAGTCCTCAATCATTTGAAGTTGATTGAGTACCTTAATTGCCTTATGTAAGTATGATAAAACTATATTCTTATTCGTATCAAGGATACCTGATGTCACGTATGTGATAGCATCCTTAGCAATTTTGATACCTGAATTTGCGGAAGTATTTTTTAAACCCTTTGGATTGTATATGAAATACTCATCTATCTTACCATAGTCAAGCTGTTGGAACTGATCTGCTGTCTTAGGTATTTTGTTTATCTGTCTTACTTTCTTAATCTTTTGTGGGTCAACGTATCTCAACTCAAGGATTCCCTCCTGAGGTCTCTTGAGATCAATAACCTTATGATAATATAAACGACCATCGATGTACCATCTACGGAACATCTCATGAGCCTTAGTGTCAAAACCTACTAGGTTCTTAATGTACTCAAACTCTGTACGAATCATTTCCTTTACAGCATCACTAACTTCTAGGTTAGATAGATCTATCTGTACTGGACTATCGTTTTGATCGGTAACAATTGCTTCTTGAATTATATCTTCAATCGCACTATCAACTTCAGGATGCATCGCCATCATGCGATACTTCACAACCATATCATATTCGGTTTTGAAATTCCCGTCAAGATCTACATACGTACCATGATATCCACCAGCGATAAAACTGGTGGCACCATCGTCCAGAGTAGGAGCTACTGGAGAGGGAGCATCTTTGCTCTTCCTCTCCTCTCTCTTTCTAAATGAAAATCCAAATAACTCTGCCATACTCTAATGTGGAATTGTTCCTCTACTATTTAGGGGGGTCACTAACCGACAACTTCAGTAGATTCATTCTTCCCTAGACCACCTGTGGAAGTAAAGTACTGGTAAGCAAATTCAACATCGAATTCTTCATAAGAATCGTTGTTGTCAAAAGCAACCGATATCTGTGATACAGATACTGGGAATGCTTTGAATAATTTGTACTCCCTAATTATCTTAGCGGTTTTATCGCCAGAGAACTTATCCATTTGGGATATAGTGACTTTCTGTAAAACGTTTTTTAAACTTGATTCAGATACGTTAGCATCAACCGCATTGGTTACTGAAATCCACTTCTCAAAAGCACTTCGTAATTCCCAACTGTCTGTGTTGTAGAATGTTGCTGTCCAAGACTCGAATGTTCTGTCTCCTGGAACTTTAATTACACGACCACGGAAAGGTAGTTCAACTGTACCTACTGTAGTTGCAGGTAATGAAGCACTCTTACATAGATATGCTACAGAATCCTTTGCTGCATCTATACCTGTTGGAAAATCAAGACTTACCTCGAAGAGGTTAGGTCTAACCCCTCCTTGAATTTTTTCCTGGAAGTTCAATACTCCCAGTGACGTTGCTGCTGCCATTTTGAATGTGCTCCTTTAATTAAGATCTGCGTGGGATTACTTCTTCAAAGCTAACACCAGTACGGGTAGCAACGAAGGTTAGTGTGATGAAGTTGATCGAGCGAGCAGGCTTAATGTAAATTTCGGCCACGAACTCATTAGCATCGATAACTGCGCCTGTGTTGTTTGATGTATCACATACAACTAAGAAGTCGGTGATACCACGACGTGCTTGAATGTCACGTAGGTATGGTTCGACAACATTGTTGAAGTTGTTTCTAGTGAATTCGTCATTGAGTTCAAACAGGACTCCCTTCGCAGCATTGCCGATAGTCTTCTCTATGACGAGGAAGAGACGACGAACATTGATGCGATCAAAAGCAGATGGTGAAGCGAGAGCAGTTTTGTCACCGAAGAGGACTATACCCTGACCAGGTAGACTGGTGATTGGGTTGATTCTATTTTGATAGAGTGTGTCTCTCTCGGATCTTTTAGGTGAGTAAGCAAGCTTGATAGCGTTGCGAATTCCACCACGGTTCAAACCAGCAGGTGAGAACCAAGGATCTCCATTAGCAGTTGTGCTAGCACATAAGCCAGCAACGTCGCCGTTACATGGGATCCAACGATACTTGTCAGCGAAACGGTCATAAAGATACTTCCAACCGTTATCGAAAACAACGTATGAACTTGAAGCGAAGTTGGTATAAAAATCAACTACGTTCTGAGTCTGTGTTGCGCTATTACTTACACCAACAACATTTCCTTTGTGTGGTGAAAGGTAAGCGATACAATCTTTGCGGTTTCCAGCAATAGCAATAAGTTTATTTGCTTTTGCTATTGTTTCTAATTCAGTGGCACCGCCTCCACCGAGTATCAAATAATCAAGTTGGACTGTTTCAACGTCTGAGAACAGATCGTATCCAGAAATGATTTCTCCTTGTGTTAGTGTGTATGCGTCTACACCACCAGAGAATGTATAAGTCCTTTCTCCTATTAGGTCAGAAGCAACAGATGATAGACCACCTAGGTTGCCAGCAGAAGTTGTAAATGCGTTAGCAGATACATCCCATACTCCAGCAGGACCAGATCCAGCTTCGTGCTTACCCCAATAGATGTAGTTACTCTTGTTAAGAACTACTTCAGGATAATAGTTTAATGAACCTTCAGGTGTCTTAGCATCAGAAGCCTTAGACAAATATGTGAACTTCTCAAGTAATGTTAGAGGAGTTCCAGTAATACCACCATCAACATCGAAGACTGCTAAGTGAATCTCATCGTTTGATCCACCACGATCTGCAACATATGGAGATGTTCCAGGACGAGGAGCCAATTGGTTCCATCTTAATCCTGTATAGACTTCTTGAGAATCATACCAATCAGCAACTGCTGAAACAGCAATGTCTGGGTTAGAGTCATCATCGGCAAGGTCAGATGTGGTCCACGCACCGCCAGTAACATTGATAATATTAACTTTAGTACCACTAACAGACCAAACAACAGCACTCTTTGTACCAGCACTATTATTTAATGTATCACCAGGTGATACAGCACTTTGGAAAGCACCAGCTAAGGTAAGTGTTTGATCAGCACCTTTATCGATTGATACCACTCGGATAGAGTTACCTGTTGTACCAGAGAATCTAGCACCCCAGTTCCACCCTTGAGCACCATCGTAATAAGTACCTTCATAAACTTCTGCGTTCTCTATAAGAACACCAGTTCCTGATGATGTACCATTCCTGAGAGCACTACCAGATGCACGAACTACCTCAAGTACCCCGCCATACGCTAGGAAGCTCGATGCAGCAAACCATGTTTCTGCGTTACTGTCATTTGGTTCCCCAAATGTATTCAGAAGTTCTGATTCTGATGTGATTCTCGTTGGTGTATTAACTGGTCCTTTACTAAAGGCTCCTGCTATTGCTCCTACGTTTATCTCAACAGTCTCAATGGATCCGAGAGTTAGATCTCTTTCTAGGATCGCAACTCCTGGCGAGAGAAGTGTGCTAGCCATGCTTGGTATCTCCGATGAATGATTTCAATTTGTCTAAAAATATTTATGGAAAGTTACTTTTTCAGCGGAACTCCCACATGTGACTCATGTCTCCGTACTCATCTACCTTCCAATTACTATCCTCATTATCCCTACCATCTATATTAAGAGACCATACATCACCAGTCTTCTGATCAACAACTTGCTCTTCTTCAGTCAGTCCATCCATGATGAAACCAAAGGGAGCCATGTCCTGCTCTATCTGATTCTTTTGTTCTTCGTATATTCTTTTACGGATGTCTTGATCGGTAAGTTCTTTAAAATATTCCTGCTGTACTAACCACGCAAAGATAACCAGACACATAACTAGGTCATCATTATATCCTTCATCTGCTTCAAAGGATTGTTTGTTCTGGATGAAGGTAGTAAGTTCCGCAACAATGTTATAGTCGTTAACAATTAACTTATCATCTTCTATCAGAGTCTTTAAGTTAGAACACCCCTGTGCTTTAACTGTCTTACTCATCTTGACACCCATCTGTGTCTTACCACCAGAGAATCCCGTACCAACTATCTGTCCAGCACGTCCTCTCATAGCACACATGAGTACATTCTCATACTCTACATCATAGTGTAACTGTGATGCTACTGCTTCTCCTATATCATTTACTTCTATTAAAACATATGCTTCATTATATGCCCTTGCTATATCAGCAATGACATTGGGTAGTAACATAGGTCTGATCTCATGATCCCTATACTTTGCTACTAATTTCCACGGAGCCTGAGATATATCAACCACGATACACGCACTATAGTCCTGAGAAAGTCCACGAGAAATATCACAAGTAACAATGTAATCATGCTCAGGAATAGGATGTTCATAAACGTCAAGAGATCCATTAGTTGTTACGGGGTCATCGTATGCTAGCACACGAAGTTTAGATGCTGCTATTAATGTGTCAACAGATCCTAGGAAC